CAATGATGGCCGCACGCAGAGGCATTCGACCAGTCCCTCTTCCTCCAGATCCAGCCCTTGCCATGACAGCCATGCAAGATGCTGGCGTCGGGCCATCGGTCCGCAACGCTATCAGCGACGGCAGGGTGGTCGCGGCCTATGAGCCATCTTCTGGCGGGTCCGTTGGGCGTGCCGTGTTCCCGGAAGGGAATCCTGGGCTCATGGCTCATGAGATGAACCACGGGTACTGGGACGCTGCCCAGCGAGACGCCACGGGTATGCCGCTGTTCATGCGATGGCTTTCTCAACGCATTCCTGACGAGGGTCCAGAGCAACTTCGGGCCAAGGCGTTGATGGATATGTTCGGTGAGGTTGCTTCCCAAATGAAGGGTGGCACCCGGTTCACTGATATCCCCGCGGACAAGTACATGGGATTACACGCCAACGACAAAGAGCTTGCAGAAGCTTTTGCTTTGCTGAAGCGAATCCAAGGTGCGTCTGAAGCTACGGCCCAGGGAGGGCTCGCCTACGCAGGTCTGACGCCAGCGTTTGCCGCTTTGGCCATGACACCGGAGATGGAGTAAAACATGCCGCCGTTCCAGAACCAGTACATGCGTAACGGCTATCAGCCAAACATCGCTGGACTCATCAACCGAGCCAAGCAAGACATCGCCATCGAGCGGCCCACGCAGCGACCTGGGGTAGCCAACTTGGCGTTTAACCACCCTGGCGTTCTCGGATACGCCATTCGAAGCCAGGATGAGTACGCTGACGCCGTTCGCCACGACAAGCTAGTACAGAGGCTCCGAGAGATCCGCAAGGACTTCCCAGACCAGTACAAGAACACATTGGCCTACACCGGCCAGGATGGGACGCCAGTTCGTTATGACGATGTGCCAATTGACCAGGACACCACTCCAAGCCCGTACCGCTTTAGAGGCATCAACGCTCCTGGTCAGCCATTGCGCGAGGGATCCGACTGGATCAGATCGGCCTTCTCGATCCCGCAGAACGTCGCGCGAGTCATCGGCCACAGCAATGGCGCCGCCACACCAGAGGGAGAGCAAGCTGACCGCGATTTGATGGCTGGAGTGGACGCGGCTTTGCTTGGCGTGCCTTCGATGATTTCAGGCGGTGAGACCAACCCAACCTGGAAGAACGACGTTGAGAAGCCTTTCGCCTCAATGGGAAGGCTCATGGACCAGCACCCCGGCAACAAGCCGAACGCGGTTCAGGGCTTGCTTGAGCAGAAGCCCACCGAGGACCGAGACGGGATTACCAGCTTCTCTCAGGTAGGCCGAGAGTTTGGGGCACCAGACTCAATGGTAACTGACATCATTGGTGGAATTGGAGACGCAGTGACGGATCCTTTCCCGTTCGGAGTGGCGGGAGTCAGGAACCTTTTGGCTAAGCAGTACGGAAACGCAGCGAAGAACTTCGGTAAAGAGGTTCTTCCGTACGTGGCAATGAACACCATGTTCGCAAGCCCGAAAGCCCCGCCACCACCTGTACCCAAAAACATGAGGGGCGAGTAATGCCAACTCCATTCACTAGAGCAGCGGCTGCGGCACAAGCTGTTGTTGATGCCGCCATAAAGCAAGCGACAGGGGCTGTCAAAGAGCCACCTCCTCTTCCGGCATATCTTGGAGACCTCGTCGCCACAAAACCACGGACGATGATGGACACGACGGATACCGGGTGGGTGAATCCAGTTCCGGATGCCAACATCACGCATCGTCAGGCCGTTTCTCGCTGGTACGACAACATGCCTGGGGGGTATGACGAGGCAGTTCGCACAAGCCAAGACGCTATGAAAGACGGAAGCGTCTGGGGCTCCTACGGAAAATGGAGCCCTCAAGATGTCGATGTTCCGGTCGAGGTTTTTAACGTCGAGCCCAGAATGATGCGCAATAGCCATGGAGAACATGGCCCATTGCCTATGCACATGGACATTCCCGACAGGCATGCAGAAATCAGAATCCGCTCCGACATACTTGATTCCCCTTCTGGTGCGGGAGTCATGGACCATGAAGTTACTCATCACCTCATGGGGATTCCATGGAAGAAAGCAGAGGCTGGTAGGCTTGACGTTTCTGCCAGCGATATGACTCCAGACCAAGCGGCAAGCAGCTTCGGCTCCGCTCATCTTGCCGTTGACGATGTTCGCCCTGCGTTAAAAGCCGTCTATGGAGACACGTTCACAAACGCCGCAAAAGACGTTCAGAATGGAACTATTAGCGATGCCATGTACCGGATGTCTCAGGGGGAGATTGATCCTCGCGCGGCAGAGGTGCGACGGCTGTACTCCTGGAACACGGGAAAGAATGTCACTAACGAGTCAGAGGCACACGATGCCTTGACATGGTTCATGCGAAACTTCAACGAAATCAACAACGGCCCGCAACCTCCGACCATGGATCCACTTGCTTTGATGCTTTACCGAAACGGAGGCGAAGAGTTCCGAGACAAGCTCATCCGCCGTCTTCCTCAGGTCTTGTCGGTTGGGGGTGCAGCCACCATGCCGTTCGCACTTCAGGGTCTCGATGCTAAGCGTGAAGAGTGAGCTTCCGGTGACCATGTCGCAGAATCCTGCGCAAACTTCAAAGTAGGTGGACAGTAAGCAGGTAGGAACCAATCCCCCCCCGAAAGGATTCCAACCGCATGCCACCCGACGACTTCGACAACCTATCTGACTCTGCTGGCAGTTCGCTCGGCCAGGATCCCGGCATGTCCGGCGGATCCATGTCCGAGCCGAACGCTCCCGTATCCCAGCCCTCCGGAACGGATTCCGGTGCGGCTGGCGGTGGGTTCTCGACTCCGTACGAAGCGTTCCGTCACATCCCCGATTTCCAGGGGAAGGACGATCTTGCGATTGCACAAGACCTGTACCGCGCCCACACGGAGCGGCAGGAACTTGCCCGGCAGCTTAGCCAGTACCAGTCTCTGATTCCGGCCACTCAGGATTACATCCGCGACTCGCGGGAGTTCCAGGCGTGGAAGCAGTCCCAGGCCGAAGCGGCGCGGCCCAAGGCTCCGGAGCAGGCTAAGTGGTGGAATCCGCCGAAGGTCGAGGATTCGTGGAAGAGTTACATCGTCCGCGATCCCCAGACCGGAAGGGAGGTGATCTCGCCTGACGCCCCGTACGAGGCCCAGCAAGCTCTCCGAAACTACCAGAGCTACACCGCTGACTTCGTCCGCCGGTTTGCCACGGACCCGGAATCGACCCTCAAGCCATTCGTGGAGCAGGTTGCCGTCCAGAAGGCCCGGGAGATGGTGGAGAACCATCTCAACCAGTACGCCACCACGAACTACGTCCAAGACCTGAACCGCCAGAACTCCGATTGGCTGTACGAGACCAAGAACGGTCAGCAGCAGATCAGTCAAGCCGGGCAGGCGGTCCAGCACTACATCCAAGAAGCCGCGACGATGGGCATCCAATCCGCCCAAGATCGCTGGCGTTACGCGACCGGGTCGCTCCAGCGTGACCTTCTCGCCATGCAGTACCAAAGGGTCGCCTCCGGTCAGGGTGCCCCGCCGCAGTTTGCTCCCCAGCAGGCTGCCCAACAGATCGCACAGGCTCCGATGGGCGTTCAGCAAACTGACGCCGCCGCAGCCAGAGACATGCAGTTCCTCAGGGAAAGGGCTACTCGAGCCCCGAACCGTAGTGGCGGAACAACTGAACCGCAGGCACCGGCCCGGCGGCAGAGCTTCAATGATCGCCTTCGCTCGCAGCTTGAGCACGACGGAGTTGTCTGAACATGAGTTCCAACGTTGACTGGGCACGTTCTATTGCCACTACGATTGTCAACCATCTCCGTGAGGAGGAGGTTGCATCACTTCGTAAGTACAAGGTGTTCTCGCTCATCGAGGGTTCCGGCAACGTCCGGACCAACGAGGCCGGGCGCGGTTTCGACTGGGAAATCCAGTATAGAAATCACACTCCGTCTGGGAACAACGGTGAGACTCCTCGCTCGTTCGCTCGCCAGAATCTCTGGAAGCGGCTGGAGCTGGAGTATCGCGGTGCCCAGGTCACTGACGCGATCTACAAGCGAGAGATGCTTGAGAACCGCTCGGCCTCCGCTCTTGTGAACGTGGCTGGGAAGATGGCTTCCCGACTGCTCACCTCGATGGAACAGTACCTGGCGCGTGAATGGGTTCAGGATGGTTACGCCAGCGGCAACGAGCTTCGGTTCCACGGCACGGAATCCTTCCTCGCCTCCAATGGAACCGTGAACATCACTGACGGTACCCAGCGTACCGCCAACGCTCTCGATCCGTTTGGCTACCCCAACGACACCTATGCCGGTCTCTCGACCGTCCTTGGTGCGTACGGTGGATCTCAGGGCTCTGGTAGCATCTGGCCGAACGGCTATGCGGACCCAGAGTTCGACTTCTTCTCTCCTGTGATCGTAAACTACACCTCGTCTTACTTCGGTGGGACGACTTGGGGTGCGAACTGCACTCGAGCACTGCGTGAGGCAATCCACCAGACTCGACGCAACGACAGCAAGGAAGACCAGATCGACACGGTGTTCATTGACCGCCGTCTGTTCATCGACTTCCTGAACACCCTGGATGCCAAGGAGCGGGTGGTTGTCAGCCGCACCAACGGTCTCCGGTCTTATGGTTTCACGGATGTGTTTGAGCTGGACGGCGTCGAGGTGTCTTCGGAGAACTCGGTTCCCGTGAACACCGGCTACGGAATGGCTATGGGCAACGTTGAGTTGCTCTGCATGGAAGGCCAGCTCCTGAACTCCGAGGGTCCGTTCTACGATGAAATTACGCAGCAGTTCCGCTACGTGGTTTCTTGCCTTGGAAACCTGAAGTTCAAGTCTCCTCGCAACTTCTTCAAGCTCCAGGCCCTTGCTTGATCTTGGCGGTAATCTCTCACATAGGAATCTGCAAGCATGAGTATGTACGACGATCCGCCGTTCCCGCTTGGGCAGCTCGGCGGCTTCACTGGCCCGACTGACGTTCTTGTCGCTTCTGGATCCGCAATCGGCAGTGACTGGTACGGCGTAGTCAAGCTGTTTCCGGACACCAACCCGATTACCGGGCGACTGCGGAGCAACCGGATCAAGAAGTGTCTTGCTGTCAAGAACTCGACTGGCATCACGCTGGCGGCCAAGCGTCTTGTGACGCTCAAGGCGGGCTCTCTGTTTGAGGTGGATGGCTATGGCTACCGAACGGACGGCATCGTCAGTGGTGTGGTTGATGAGTACCTCACCTCCGGGGTTCCTGTTAACGAGGTGTTCTGGATCACTATCGAGGGTCCGACCGAGGTGGCGCTGGGCCTTGCCAGCCAAGCCGCGGCTGACACGGACCTTGTGGCCCTGACTTCGGCTGCCTCGACCGACGCTTCGACTGCTGGGCGTGCCCAGACCGCAAGCGTCACGACGGTTGCCCAACTTCGGTCGTGCTTCGGTCGTGCTCTGTCTGCGAGTGCCACGACTGCTGCGGACATCCTGGCTTCTGTGTTTCTCTCTCGGAGGTGATCCGTGCCCCTTTCTGACAACCTTGCCCGTGCAAATCTCATCGTTGGGCTGGCTAGCCGCCAGCTTGGCGAAGACCTGCACGACTCTGTTCGCCACACGACCGGCGCCTCAAATGCCCTGACTGTTGGGTCTACGACCCTTCGGCTGGGGGTGTCTGGCGGCACGGTGGCTTTCTTTGGTGGGACTGGATCGACCCGGGCGTCTTCGACTGGTGTGACGGATGTCACTGGCCTGATTACCGTCCTTCGCAACTACGGCCTGTTTTCTTAATAAAGCCCCTTGACCAGGGGCTTCGGGGGGGAGCCCCTGGTTGGGAAACCGGCCAGGGGCTTTTCTCTTTTCGCGAAAGCAGAAAATGACATGGAACAGCCAGCACTCCAGAATCTAAGCTTCCTCAGAGAGCTTCTCGAGCGAGCAAAGCAGGATCCCCAGTTCGTGGACATGCTTCGCCTTCGCATGCTCCAGGGATCCGGGTCCGGCCTTGACTCCGTCGCACGCCAGCGAGGTGACCAATGATTAAGGCTATGTCGTCCTACGACGGATCGCAGCCGCCGCAGGGTGGGCCATACAAGTCGGTCTACGGCAATCAGCAGCCGCAGCCAATCGAGGGCGACTACTCTGGCTTTGGTCTTTACAAGCCAAAGCCAGCGGCTGCAAAGCCCAAGCAAGCCCCCGGCGATGTCTACGAGGCGCGAAGGGCATGGAAGCAGTCTGGCGGTCAAGGAGACTGGCGGGCTTATATGCCCAACCAGCAGGCGGGCGGGTACCAGAACGCCCCTATGCCCCTGCCTCCGCAGGCAGGGGGCCAAGGTGCCTCTCAGCCTAGTGGTCCATACCGATCCGTCTACCAGCCTCAGCAGCCGATGGGGGGCGACATGGGGCCTGCCATTCCGTACGGGAGCTATCAGACCCCACAGCCACCATCCCAGCCTCAGGGTGGGTTCAATGCGTCGTACGGGCAGCTTGGAGGAGGGTACGGATCTGACCCAAACTTCGGTCAGAGGGATGCGTTCGTCAGCAACATCAACGACACGATGGCTGGGTACCAAGCCAACCAAGGAACGTACCTTGGTGCCGGGGCACCGCCACCTACATGGGGCCAAACGCCTCAGTTTAACTTCCCTGCCATGTGGCAGCAGGCTGGAAACATGGTCCAGGGCGGGTGGAAAAACCCGCTTCTCGGACTGATGGGCTAGATGCTATACTCTCGTCCACTCCCACCCCCCCCAGGAGCAGGCGATGATCCAGAAGTTCAAGGTCGGTATCTGCACGTTCAGTTACGGCGGCAACGGCGGCATCTCTTCTGAGGTGCCTGACATCCGAGAGTGGATGATCCCTCTTGTGGCCGTCGCCCAGTCCGATCCTCGGATTGAGGCCATCCAGATCTGGAATCTGTCCGACACCCCTATCACGATGACTCGGAATCGTGCCGTCCTCCAAGCCAGGGAGCGCGGGTGCGACTTCCTGCTCATGGTGGACTCGGACATGAAGCCCGACCTTTATGACGGATTGGACCCGCTGGCAAAGCAGTTCTTCCCATCGTCGTTCGACTTCCTTGTCAACCACTACCACAAGGGTCCGGCGTGCGTTGGGGCTCCGTACTGCGGCCCTCCACCGAACGAGTGCGTGTACGTGTTCCGCTGGGCAAACTTCCAGAACGAGCACCCCAATCCAGACTTCGCCCTGGAGATGTACGACAGGCACACGGCCGCCAAGATGGCAGGCATCCAGGATTGCGCGGCCCTTCCGACCGGACTCCTCATGTACGACATGCGGCTGTTTGATCTGACGGAGCCGAAGAAGGAGGGCGACAAGCCCTGGTTCTACTACGAGTGGAAGGACATCTACGGTTCCGAGAAGGCGTCCACCGAGGATGTGACCAACACTCGAGACCTGTCTTTGGTTGGCACGCAGAAGCTTGGCTACAACCCGCTGTTCTGCAACTGGGACGCCTGGGCTGGCCACTGGAAGCCGAAGTGCGTCGGCAAGCCAACACCAGTTGGTGCGAGCGAAGTGGCTTCCAAGCTCAAGGAATCCTGGGACTCTGGGTATGACGGCAATGTCAAGTTGATTGACCTACCACCGCAGGACGATCCAAGAATTGAAAGCGGGTACCCAGGTCGTCCAGGGGCTCTGTCATTCATCAAGCCGAGCTTCGACGGCATGGGCATGGACCTTCCTGACAAGGACGCTGACGCACTGCGGTCTCTGATTGAGAAGTTCCGCCAGGAATACGGCCGCGCCCCGCGTGTGCTTGAGGTTGGGGCGTGGGCTGGCCGGTCGGCCATCATTATGGCTGAGTCTGGTGCGGCGGTTGTCGAGTGCGTTGACACGTGGGACGGCTCCCTGAACGACAATGGCACTTCTCAGTACGACGGATCACGTGGCGATCCCATGGCAGTGTTCTTTGCAAACACGGCTATCTACCGCCGAAAAGGCCTCATCTCTTGGCTCAAGGGCAAGTCCCCTGGCGTTGCAGCGCGGTACAACGACGGGGAGTACGACATCGTCTACCTGGACGCCGAGCACGACTACGAATCCGTGAAGGCGGACATCGCAGCTTGGAGGCGAGTTGCTTCGGTGTGGATTGCCGGGCACGACTATCACTCGTTTGAGGGTGTTCGTAAGGCAGTCTCAGAGTCTTTCCTTGTCCCCGAGGTTGAAGGCAATGTCTGGCGGGCCGTCCTCTGAACCTCGTCGGGCGTGCCTGACTTGCGGAAAAACGCATGCTCTTGTGCCTAGGTTCTGGCACAAGGCAAAGGACGGCTTTCATGCTCACTGCAAGAAGTGCCGTAATTCGGGACTCAAGAAAAAGCGTGCCGCCAAACGGAATGAAAAGCTTGACGAGATTGAGAAGGGTGCTGTTGATTTCTTTCTGGCTTCCGCCCGACTCGGCGGGGCCAACATCCCTCACTCGGCCGAGTTGCTTGAAGTCCTCATGCGGTACTTCGGTGGTGCTGGCGGGTTCGCAAACGCCTACATGAAGCAGTTCTTTGATGCTCCGTCAGGTGGTGCGTTCCGAACGAAGATGCTCGACACCGTTGTTCGTCTTGTCCAAGCCAACACCGCTATGGGCGGGGCACAGAAGCCCCTTGAGTTTTGGACGGAAGAAGAGCTTCAGGCTGAGCTTCGGAACAAGCTAGTTCTTGCCGCACAGGGAATGAGGCTCATTGATGTCACCCCAGAGAAAATCTCTCCCGCTGAGGCACAGCACACGGAGCCCACATGAAGAAACATCCCGCCATCCCGCCGCCGCAAGGGTTTCAGGCGGACCTTGTCCACATTGACGAAGACATCAACAACGAGCGGTTCGTTGGCGAAATGCAGGCTCGGCTCTCTGACCGAAAGGGTCGGTTCGTCTGGAGTGATGTCACTCCAGAGAAAGCCTCTACCGTCGAGGTACAGCACGCGGATCCCACATGAAGAAACATCCCGCTATCCCGCCGCCGCCAGATCCCGAACCCGCTGACGATGGGGTTACGCAGCACGCCATGTCCCAGTTGCGTGATCTCCAAGCGGAGATTTCCAACCGGCGGGTTGAGGCGTTGCGAATGTACGAGCCCATGGAAAAACAGGAAGAGTTCCACAGAAGCATGGTTTCGGAGCGGATTGTCATTGGAGGCAACCGTTCGGGGAAGTCTTTGTCAACGTTCGTAGAAGATGCTAGGGCTGTGACCGGCCAGGATCCATACAACAAGTACCCAAAAGAGAATGGCAACCTCGCAATCATTGGAAAGAACTGGGCTCACATCGGTCTTGTTGTTTACCCGATGCTCTTTCGGGCTGGTTCGTTCAGGATGATTCGTGACGAGGTGACCAATGTGTGGCGTGCCTACCGCCCGGCCACAGACTCGCATCGGATTGGACAGACAAAACCAGCGCCGCCTTTAATACCGCCTCGCCTTATCAAAGATATCGCCTGGGTTCAAAAAAACGCTGGGTACATCAACACGGTCGAGCTTACGAATGGATGGCGTATCTTCGTGTTCTCGAGCGAAGGTGAACCGCCGCAAGGGTTTCAAGCGGACCTTGTCCACATTGACGAGGACATCAACAACGAACGGTTCGTAGGCGAAATGCAGGCTCGGCTCTCCGACCGAAAGGGTCGGTTCGTCTGGAGTGCGATGCCTCACTCAAAGAACGATGCCCTGCTTGGTCTTTGCGAGCGAGCAGACCGAGGAGCCGACGACCCCAATTGCATCATCAAGAGGTTCACGCTTCGCTTCCTGGACAACGACCACATCGACAACGACGAGAAGCGAAAGAACGTCGAGCGGTGGTCGGACCTTGGCGCCGAAGAACTTCGAATGCGTGCCGAGGGAGAGTTCACGCACGAATCCAACATGATGTACCCGACGTTCAATACCAGCGTCCACGTAGTATCGCGTGAAGATCTTCCTGCCATTCCAGACAATTGGACCCGGTATGTCGCTATCGACCCTGGGCATACGGTCATGGCTGCGTTGTTTGCTGCCGTGCCTCCAGACGAGAAGTACGTTCTCATTTACGACGAACTGTACATCCGAGACTGCAATGCGCTCATCTTTGGGGAGCACTTCGCAAAGAAAGCGGAAGCTCAATCCTTCTGGTCGTTCATCATCGACATGCACGGCGGCCGGTTGAGGGATATTGGCAGCGGACGATTGCCGCACGAACTGTACTCGGAGGAGCTTGCCAAGAGAGGGATCCGCTCCAGAGTCACCGGCCACACGTTCATTCCTGGGTCAGATGACATCCAGGCCAGAACCGCCCTTGTTCGGCAGATGCTTCACATTCGCGGAGACGGGAACACAAAGCTCAAGTTCTGGGAAGGTGCCTGCCCAAACCTTTTCAGGGAACTCAAGCGGTACCGTAGAAAAACCACTATCATCAATGGCCTGCCTTACGCCACGGACGAACCGCAGACAAGGGGTGAGGTACACGCCTGTCAGGTGTTAGAATATATGTGTGCGTACGAACCGAAGTACCACGCACCCCCCAAGGTGTATGGCGTAAAAACGTGGATTGACAAATACCTTCTGGACAAATCGAAGCGGAAGGGCGGACCATCCGGGTCGTGCATTGTCCTTGGACCAATAGGGAAAAAGCCATGAACGAAGAGTCTAAGACCTACAAGATGCCTGCCGCCGAGATTGGTGACTGGGTTTTATATCGCCCTCACCAGGACGCAGATCCCATTCCGGCAATGGTGACGAAGGTGTCATCGCGGACCTTGACGATGTGGGCTTTGTCGCCTGGGTTCGGCGGCACTGACCGCTTTTCCGTTCATCACCAGAGCGACCCAGGTCTCCAGGAGTTCCCGGAGTGGAAGACCACCGGAACATGGGAGCACCGTCGTTCGGTTCACGCAGTCCTGTCCGAAAAGATCGCCGCCCTGGAACGCAAGGTGGTTGAACTTGAGGGCCGCAGTCGCAGGTAGGGCATTTACCACTAGGAGTCCTACATGCAAGACAATCCACTTCGGGCAATCTCCGCGTCCTGGCTGAAGCTTTTGAAGCAGGCCAAGGACCACAAGAAGCCGTTTAACGACGACGCATGGGAAGCCATGCAGTTCTTTTGCGGCGACCCGAACTTCATGTGGGAGAACTCCTACGCCCGAGGCGAGCGTGGGTACAACAAGGGCATTGAGGCACCGCCCTTCCGGATGCAGGTCAATCGCGTCTGGGAGGCGGTGCGGCTCTTTGCCGCTGTCATTCACCACAGGAACCCCACCCGTACGGTAGTGGCACGGAAGTATCCTTCCGTCGAGCCGCTCATGCTCGGCATTGTTCCCCAGCCTCCGCAGCCCATGATGGGTCCGCAGGGTCCTATGATTGGACCGGACGGCCAGCCTGCCATGATGCCAGACCAGGGGATGATGGCATACCAACAGATGGTTCAGCAGCAAGACTTCTTCCTCAAGAAGCGTGAAGTGGTCTCAAAGCTCCTTGAGGACTATCTGAACTATACCCCCGTCGAGCTTAACACGAAGAACCACAGCCGAAAGGTTGTTGAGGAAGCGTTCATTAAGGGGGTAGGAGTCTGGTGGCATGAGATGTATGCACCGGATGGATCAAGCGTCCAGATGGCGGGGTCGTTCTACGACACTTTTGACAACCTCGTCTGGGATCCGGACGCAGACGACTTCCAAGACATTCGGTGGGCTGCCCGCCGTCGATGCCAGCCTGTCGATGAAGTTGCTAGGAAGTTTGGCCTGTCTCGAGACCAGCTTAAGGGACATCTTGAGAGCTACGCATCCCGCGCTGGGGAAGGCGAGCGTGGCCACGAATACAAGAAGAAGACCGGAAAAACAAACGACCTCATCGTCTATTGGGAGATCTACTCCAAGACTGGGTTCGGGGATCGCCTAAAGGGTGCCGAGATCAACGAAAAACTCAAGGGGTCTTTCGACTCCGTGGGCACGAACTGCTACATCGTTGTGGCCGAGGGCGTGGACTTTCCGTTGAATATCCCGCCGTCGATGATGGATGAGCCGATTGACGAGCCGATTGATGATGGGCTTGCTGGAGTTGGAGGCGAGCCCCAGAAGACGGTTGTCCCTGAAAAGCTGTTCATGGCCGCGCAATGGCCAGTTCCGTTCTGGATCGAGCCGCAAGGGTGGCCGTTCACGCTGTACCCGCTTCACTGGAAGCCTGGGTATTCGTACCCAATCTCCATGATCCGCCCTGGGATTGGCGAACTCCGGTTCATCAATTGGGCGATGAGCTGTCTTGCGACCAAGATTTCCATCTCTTCCAAGACCTTGATCGGCGTGGCGAAGGCGGCGGACCCGGAACTCAAGGACAAGATTCTCAGCACATCCGAGAATGGATTCAA